TCAATTGGATCAATGATACCGATGATGCCTGAATCAGGAGTCAGAGCTTTCTGCATTGACAACTTGACGTACGCGAAAGTAGCCGCGTCGATACGGTTACCAGCACCCGGAGCTACGAAGCGGTGAGCATAACCATTGATTGCGTTAGCATCGCCTTGTACCTGTCCGACTTCACCAGTGTTGAGCATTTTGGTCTCGTAAGATTCTTTGATTGCTCGAAGCATCTTAGTAGGAGCCATTGCGTCCAACTGGCGCATCTTCATTGCATCTTCACGAACTTCGTCGGTGATGGCGATAGCCGTACCTTCGTGCTCAGTGATTCGCAGTGTGATTTCACCAGAGTCAATCTTGGTTACTGGAGTCTCGATGCCCTCACCGAGTTCCTTAAGAACAACTTCACCCATTGTCGCTACGAACAGAGTCGAGCCATCAGTGAATTCAGTCATGTCACGAGTCATGCCCTCGGGCAGGAAATCGTCTTTCAGTTCATCAAGAATGATGTCACTGTATACTTCACGTCGCGTTAACGCACGACTAATTGCAGTGGTTTGACCAGCAGCAGACATAATTTATTATCCTTGTGTGTTTCTTGACTCAATAGCTTGCATGCGAGCAGCAACGCTATCAGCCTTTTGTTTGGTGTTCATGTCAGACCAAGCCTTGTAGGTCGGGTCTGCTCGATCACCTTTCGTGGGAGTACCAACACCGCCACCAGCAGTGGAGACAGTTTGGTTGATAGTATCAACATCGGGCTTGTCTTCCGGCAAGAAGAGCTTGGCAAATGCCTTGGGGTGATTCTGAGCGAGGTCATCAATGCCATCGACATCGTAACCGGCTTCTGCACCCATTGCCAACACCTTGTCAGCAAACCCTTCGCCGTAAGCAGCTCGTGCTGCTTGCATCGCAGAGTCCATGTTGGACTTTTGCTTTGCTGCAAAATCCTCGGCTCTCAGTTGTTTGCGTACTGTTTCTGTCAACTCTTCGGTACTGGGCAACTGTTGTGTTGCGGGTTCGGAAGGTGCAGGAGCAGCAGGCTTGAGCTGATCGAGTAATTGCGCGAGACCTGATTGGGTCCCAAGTTGAGTTTGCATCTCTTCCAACTTGTTTAAAACTTGGTTGGCGTTGTTTGCAACATCATCTTTCTCACCCTTGAGAGTTTCAATAAACTGGTCTTGGTGTGACAGCTTCTTGACAACTTCTTCAGGAGTGAGTTGCTTCCCACCGTATTCGATGGTAGCTACTACCGGCTGCTGGTCAGCGGCTGGAGTGTTTGTGGCAGCGGGGTCGGCTGCTGGAGTAGTGTTCTCTGTGGTATCGGTCGATCCAAAAGACATTTTGCTTTTCCTATTGTAAGGCTACTTGGTCAGTACCTTGTGGTGCTGCGCCCTCAATAGGCGCTAAAGGTGATGGAGCGAGTCCATCTGTTGTTGCAGAAGATACAGCAGAGTTCTCTGCGATAGCTTCCTGTGCGGCTTGCTGGACTTGTTGGAGTTCTACCTCTTCGGTAACCCTTCCGTATTCCTTAAACAAACCTGTGCGACGGCCTCCGGTCAGGACGTTATTCCATGCCATCGCGATACCCTTAGCGGGAAAGTGAAGAGCCACTTGTGGGTCTATTTGCATCGTGTTCATGAATCCCGAAAGATCCTGAGCGTAACGAGCTTTTAACTGTGAAGACTGAGCACCGGTCGGTATCAGACTTCCTTTACGCTTCAACACATCAGCATTGATCTCCTCGAACACATCACCTTCGGGACGTGAGACGAGGACGTTCAAATTTGTATCTAATCGTTTTGCAGCCAACTCTAGTTCATCGTTGACGGCAGGTAACATGAGCAAGTCTTCAAACTGACGAGCCTTGTTCATAAACAAGAGAGCGCCTCGCGACAATCTCTCGGATACCTCAAACTTAGTCTGTTCGCCCGGGGTCTTAAGCCCGAACGCTTCAGGAGGTACGCCTGCATACTCTTCCATCATCTGCTCGGTTCGTTCGATCTTGTTATCAGCAGTGAGGATGGTAGTATCAGGAGAAAGGTTATTAACGCTACCTCCATCGTGGATCAAGTAATCGGTAGACCCGTCTGGGTTCTGGATGATGTCATCAATTCCAGCCATAACACGGTCTTGTATAATCATTCTGTCCAAAGCGTCAGCCTTGGCGTTCTCAATGTGGTTGATGTAGTATTGCATACCAACCAGATTAGCGAGAGGTGACATCCCCATGAGACTGTTGGGCCTCTTGCGCCAACCAACGTGACGGATGAGTGGGTTGCCATCCCATGTGTCGATGTCCTCCATCAGGAGAGTCCACTTCCGATCAATCACTGCAATCTCTTTGTTGAGGTGCATCGTGTTGGTTCGAGTGTCAAACACTGATCCGTAGAACGTGAGGATCTCTACATGCTGTCCGGTCCAATACTGGTGGTACGTGTTCCAACCATGCATCGGGTTCTGAAGCCAAGCCTCTTCAAACAAGTGAGAGTTTCGACCAACATAGTGCCGGAACTCCATAGCCTTTCGGAGTATCTCGCGATAGTCTTCCGGGAGCTTCTCGTTCTCGATGTCCTTGGCGATGTCACCAACCGTCTTCAGGGACTGGACAATCTTCGGAGCTTCATCGAATGAAGCAGCAGCCGTGTTGAACGCGATACGGAACGGATCAATTCGGAACGAGCGAGGTCCGATGTAACCTTTGACCGGAGCGCCGTCTCTAGTCTTGCGAACTGTTCGTGACTCGTAGGTGGTCTGCAAGAACGCATTGCCATCTTCTACGTAATCATCAATGCACTCTTGAATAACAACCCTGTGCTTGTAGAGGCGGTGACGACTTCGGATATAACCCTCAATGAGGTACTTAGTCTCCAACGTCTTCGCGTCTTCATCGTCGGCTTCAAACTCAAACGTATCTGTGTGAGGAAGCAACGTTTCAATGTACTGAGACTTGAGGTTATCAGAGATCTGACAGAGCTTTGGTCTGGTAGTCTGGTGGCTGTGAGGGTTGACTGAGTTGGAAGTTGATTGTGTGTCTACCGCGTAGATGTACTCTCGAACTTCGGCTGTCTGTCTTGCTCGCTCATACCACTCGGGAGTGCTTGTGAGAGCTTCCCACATATTGCCGACATACTCGGCAAACCAATCATACTCATCTCGAATATCAGCGATATGCGCATCCAAGACTTCCCCTGTACCCCTTGATACTACACTCATGCTCTACGCCTCCCGCCAAATCGACCTGATGCTGGGATCACACTAACGTAATCCTTTCTGAAAAAGTTACCTCTCTTCTGAGGCTTCTTTATCTCTTGAATACCCATTGTCACACAATCCAGAAGATCATCGTGTGCTGGACGAGGTTTAGTGACCTGCTCTTCCAGTTCAGCAGTGTAACCTCCTTTGAAGTGATACACACTACCGTTTTCGTATTTAGGAATAGTGATTGAAGCATGTCGTTCGTGCTTCGCAATACCCCTTGGTGCGTTGTTACCATCAACAACTAAATTGTATCCGTCTTTACGGACTTGTTCCTTGATTCCTTCGGCAATGACCTTACCGGCCTGTTCCATCTCAATGTAGACTCGTTGGAACTCCCAAACTTTCCATAGAGAAATCAAGTGCTCGTAGTAAACCTTTCGCTTGTCAGTCTGGAACTGATCCATCGCGAGTATGTAGTAGAACCCTTCCTCACAATGACCGATTATGACAATGGCGGTGTAATCCGCTTTGATTGCTTTCTCACTAGCAGCGTCCGTGATAGCTGTATCCATCGCTGCCATAACGTTGAGTCTTCTACCTGAGTAGAACCAGACACCATCGTGGTACTCTAGGTACTTTCGGTCTCCGTACACGAATTGGTCAGCACTGACACGATGACTACCGGGATCATTCGGCTCCATGTAATACTGTGCATGGAACTGAGTCAGTTCACCGTTAAGTTCGTACTCGGCTTTCTTACGGGCGAGTGCTTGTCGGTTAAACCCATACCATTCACCGGAAGTGGTGATCTGTCGCGGCCATAAGTAATCGCCACTACCGTCTCCAGCATTTTCAACTTTATGTTCAATGACTTTCCAAAAAGGTCTGTTTGCAACCCAATTTCCTTCATCGTCGTATACCTCATACTTAGCTGATTTCCAGAGCGCGTACTGGTCAGATAGATGGTAGGTTGTTCCTACCGCTGTCATCATACCACCAGTACCACCACTTGAAATAAGCGAAGCTGCTTGTGAAGCTGCTTTCCTTACCTCGGATCTGCCAAGTTCGGAATAAGCATTCTCGGGTACAACAAGATCATCATAGATGATTTCATTCGGATGGCGTCCTGTCTTACCGGCCTTGACCGTTTTGCAGACAATGGTTTCATCTCGAACGTTCTTCTCTTTGCGAAGGGGATGCGTTGAAGAGATAGCCAGTCCGGTCCACTTCTCGCGCTTTCCCGCTTCCGGGTCGAAGTGGTCAGGGAACAAGTATCTGAATCGTTCTCCTTCGAAGATACTCTTCATGAAAGCCATCTGAAGTCTTCCGAGATCTTCATCGGCGGTCATGTAAAGAATGGTGTAGGCCGGGTTTCGAGCAACTTTCCAAGTCGCATAAACTCCGGCCATCACTGACTTGAGGTGATCTCGCGGTATCAGTGCAAGAAGGTTAGAAGCACCTTCCCCTGTTTCCCTCGAAGAGTCACCCATGTCACGTAACACATCTCTGTGTATATCACCAAAAGCGTAGTGAGGAAGTACGTACTGTGCGTATGCCCAAATGTCATCACAGACAACTTGACGTAACTGTTCTTGTCTTGTCAATTCGGCCATACACCCTCCTCGTTAAAATATGATTGCTTGTACTGCAAGCGGTCTGGTAGACTCAACGAATCCCCATTGTACTGCTGTGAGTTCAGCAACCAGAGTTGCATGAACATCTCGCACTCTTGTACCTGCTGGTACTACGTTCTCAGACACTAGAGAGGCATGAACATCACGAACGCGAGAACCTGCTGGTACTACGTTCTCGGATATGAGAGTACCGTGTACTTCTCTTAACCTTGAACCAGCAGGTTCCACATTCTCAACAGTGAGGGTGCTATGTACTTCTCTAATCTCAGAAGACATTAGTTTAGCAAGCCTCCGTCTCGGTCATTCGTAACCTGTAGTGTTAGATCATCGAGGTTAGCTGATGCCGAGGGTGTGAAGATATGATTCACTACCTGAACACTTGGAGATGCTGTGGTTAATGGTATGTCTTCAGAAGACAATGCGGAAAAGTCTGACTCCCTTATCATCGCGATGCGGTTCGACACTGGATCAGTACCAACCCGACTCTGTAACGTTGAGATAAAACCTTCGGCCAACGTTTCATTCTCCAGACCGGACGGTGCAGCTAATCGGAACAAAGCTGAAGTCCCCGGCGTTGAACTGGCGAGACCAGTGTTTGCTGACAAGTCACCCATTGCTTCTATAGGACCGGCAGCTCCTCCGAACTCAGTAAACGCACTTTGTGCGTCATTGAAGCTCAAGAACTCGGCATCGTATACATATGGCAATGTAGGAGGTACGTCGTTTGCTGTAGTCCAAGCATCTTTCCAAAGCAAACCTCTGGTTCGATGACGAGATCTTCCTCCGGTTGTTGTACCTCCTCCGAATACTTCGAGGAAGTCTTGAGAATCAGAAGCAAGAGTTTCTGTGTCGTTTAAGAGATCACTAGCGTTTCCTTCTGCGCCGAGGAGTTGTACACCGTTGAGGTAGACTTCATACCTTGCCTGATTCCCACCGATGTTCTTAGCTCTGATCGTCCAAAGCATAGGTTCACCGAGCAGAACTTGTACGTCCGTGACTGTGGCACCAAACGCTCCAGAGTCAGTAGTGAATCTGAATACTTCACCAACAACAGAATCTATACCCTCACATCTGATGTGTTCAAATGATGAGTTGGTGCCAGATTTCAGTTCCCAGAATACTCGACCTCCACTTATATGATCGTAGGCAAAGTAACTTAACAAATTTACCTCATACTCTACCCCGGTAGGTACTGGACCTGCTGGTATATTTTGACCAACAAACTCATAAGATGTTGTGCCGGAAGATGTTCCGAACCAAGCCTCATTCCCATTGATAAACGAGATGTTGTCTTCGAGCTGTGCAGACCAACCCGTACCCCATGTTGAGGTCTTACCGAGTTGATTGATAAGGTTCAGGTTGGAGATCCCTAACCCTAGTTCACCGCCTAATGCGTTTACGGTAGCCATTAAATTTTCTCCCCAGTAAGAGTAAACGTTGGATTCTCGATACCAAACATCTGTACCGAATCAACCACTATGATTTCTCCGGGAGCGAAGCTAGTATCTGTATTGATAGAAACTACGCCTACCGGGTTACCATCAGCGAAAGTAACAGTTCCAAAGGTAGTATTCCCCTTTTGGAGATTAAAGATAGCATTGCCTCCAGAAGGGGCAGTCTTCGCTACAGCTAAATTAAAATTAGCGTCTTTAACCTCGTAACCGAATACCGCGATGACCGAAGCGAGTTCAGTCGTATCGGGAGGAGTCCCGAAGAACGGAAACGCGAGAGCTATGTCTGTGTTACTTGTTGGAGTATTCTCCAGCGCGGTAATCTGCGTCTGAAGAGTAGCAGCAACAGTATTCAACTCTGTTTGCGTAGCATTGTTTGAATTGATGTCTTCAATCGCTGCTGCGTTATCTTCAATGGCTTGTGCCTGATCTGCGGTAGCACCAGCACCCACTGCCAAATTATCCAACTGAGCTTTGGTTACCACATCACCCGGGTCTTCACCGGGCAGGACATTCAAAATCCTGTGGCTGTTCATATCGAGATCCGCTTCTAGCTCGTTACCCGGGCCTGATGGATCTCGTTGAAGTGCAGCATCTAATGCAACCTTGATCCGTTGCAACTCTGCATTGAGTTGCGTAACGGTGGGTTGCGCTGCGAAGGTAGCTGGTGTGTAATCGCTTGGCATTATTTAGCCCTTCTTTTTCATCATCTTCTTTTTCTTGGACATCATCTTCTTCTTAGCCATTGGCTTCTTCTTCATCATCTTTTTCTTTTTTAACATCTTAGGCATTTTACTCGTTTCCTTTTAGTCGTCGTATTTCACTATCAATATCTACAACAGTTGATGTTGCAGGTTGCTGGCTACCCCTTCGCTTCGAACTCTGTGATTTGGTTTCAGGAGACATATCCTTGTATACTTTTGCCATATCTTTGATGAGAGCCATCATCGCCTTAGCAGCTTGAAGATCATCCTTCCTCATCAGGTCTTCGTATATGCCTTTCGCTCGGGTCATATCCCGGGTAAGCATATCCTGTCTCCACTGGAGAAGACCCTCAAAACTCAACTCTGCATTTCCATGCATGAACCAATCGCAGCGCAACAACTTTCGCCAGTGGCTCATCGAGCCTACCAGTTTCATTGCCGCGTCACCCTCATCAACAGAGTTCATCCAAACATCGTAAACGCAGATCATCCCTTTCACACTATGATCTTTCATCGTGAAGATAGGGTCTCGATTGCTGTCCTGTGTTGTTTCAATGAAGAGAGAAGCGGTTCGTCTCGCGCCTCTTGCATCGAAGAGGATCGGCGAATCCGATCTCGGGTACTCTTGCCAATCGTCGTCTATCTCAAGGTATGGTCTCGCGTCTACGGTTTCCATGTTAGTTCAAACCAGAACGCTTCAGTCGGTCGGCAGTTCCGACACCACCAGCAGCTTCTGCTGTACTGAGGTTTCGAACGGAAGCTCCAGATCGTCCGGTAGTCTGACCTTGCTTGGTCGCAGTACCGTTCGTGGTTGTCTTGCTCTTTCGAGAAGCTCGGAGCTTGGCGAATATCCCGCCTGATGTATTGACTTTTGGCATCTTGGTTTCCTTGGGTTGAAGTGGTTGCGGAGGCAGGACTTGAACCTGCAACATTCGGATCATGACTCCGATACTCTACCAATTGAGCTACTCCGCATAATTAAGGCTCCGGCACAGCAACCGAAGGCTTGGGTTTGAATCATCGGCTGTGGTATGGAAGGAGGATCACCCCTTCGCCAGTAGCTTTGAATTCCGCTGGTTCAGAATATTAGGTTGGAACTCTCCGTCGCCTTTGCGAGGGGTAGTGGGCATGTGCTCGGTGTAATTGCCGAGTGTCCCAAAGACCGAGAGTTCCAATTTGGTGGACACCGTACAGCTTTCGCTGCACCGCGCCCATTGGAGGTGAGAGTATACCGTAACAGGCTATCCTATTAGTTGTTCCCTCATTGGCAGGGACTCTCATGTTCGTGGGGCATTCCCTTCCCCTTATACTACCTTAGACAGGAAACTTGGGATCTAGTTCCATCATATTAAATATTTTTCTTAAATATTTCATTACAGATGTGTAATGTGAGTATAACCCCTTGATCTAGTTCTCTTTTTACGATGAACCAAGAAATAGTTCCAAATTATTTGCCAACTCGATTGAACTAACACCCCTTTTAAATTGTCCAAGTTAGTATAAGTAATTAAACTTATCAGGGGACTTACACGAACAGCAGGGGGACGAAGCAGCGAGGGGTAACAAACAGTCTCAGGGTAACCTACCCTATCTAATAGGTATCTGCTCTATCTGTTAGTAGTCAGTATGTAGTTAATATGTAGTCAGTGTGTAGTTAATAGGTATCTGCTCTATCTGTTAGTAGTCAGTATGTAGTTAATATGTAGTCAGTGTGTAGTTAATATCCCTCCTCCTGTGCGAGTAGTATCTCTCTCTCCCTCCCTCCCGATCCATTGGACTTGGTGGATTCTCAAAAAAATCTTGCAGAAATTTGTAAGGGGACTCCCTACGGTTGCCCGGGCGGTATGGGCCAACCCCTTGTATACCCCTGCGATTGTGAGCTGTGTCACAAATTGACCCACCCTCTCTCTTCTGCCTCTAACTCTGCTGCCTCAGCCTCGGCTGCCGTTAACTCTGCTCCTCCCTCCTCTTCATGTCTCCTCCCTCCTCTTCATGTGTTGCCATTATAGTAAGGTTATCGGCTCGTGTCAACCGATCTTTAATCGTTGTGCGCGATTTGTGATTCAATCGGTGGAATGAGGTGA